TTCGACTGCCTCTGCTGCGTTGGTAGTCTGCGTTACTTCCATTTGCCGCTGTTGGCTTTCGATAGGTTTCAACGCCCCGAATATGGGCTGTGCCATGCGTTCCTCTTCGCTCATGGCTTGGTACACCTCTTTTGCGAGGCTTTGTTTGAGGACGTGCGTATCGCCGTAACGCTGTTCCCGCATTTCAACGGCTGTGAGGTTCAGATACACCCCTTTCTCGCCGAGGTAAACTCCGCTGTCGTCGATAGGGATAACCAAGCAGCGTTTCGTGGCAGACTTGCCTTTGAGGTTGGTTACGAAACTGTTTTTCAGTTTCAGGAGGTCGATTTTAATTCCAAAGTTTCCCATAATTGTTGTATTATTTGTTGTTGGGGATTATGTCGTCGATGTCGATAATTATACCCTCGCAGTAAGGTTCTCCGTCCTCCTTGATTGTGAACGAGGCGTAGGACATATTGGAGGATATACGCCAACTCAAAGCCGGTTGGTCGTCGGGACACCACTCGGCTCGAATGAGGCGGGGATTGTCGTCGTTGTCGCACTCGTCCGAAATGGGAAGAACCTCGTTGCCTATGGCCTTGTGGTAGGTGTTTTCCTCCTCGCCGTCGGCATACAGTTCGCCGTCCAACGCCAGCGCATACTCTCCGCCGTCATAGGCTCCGACTTCATCACGGATAGCCCCTCGCATTTCGAGCAGGTCATCCGATGCACCGAACAGCACCAGCAGATTGTTTTGCTTGGCAGCCTGTTCCTGTTCCTTTGTCATTTCATCACGGTACTCATTACCGTTCAGCAGCTCCGCAAGCTGCTCTTTCGTCATTGTTTTCATTGGATTATTGTTTATTATGGGTTTTGTTATATTCTTTCTGTACGCACTCTAATACGTGGTCAAGTGGCCTGCATTCAATGAACTTTTGTCTGCTATCATCCGATAATGTAATACATTGGTTTATATAAGTATTGGTATGAACTTTTATGGCTTCTTGAAGCGTTGCTCTTTCCCAGCAGTAAGGGCATATTGCAAATGTTCCCTCTCCATTCCCCAAATCAACTGATTTACACCCACACGCAGACCACGGCAGGTTGCATATCCCGCAACAACTTTCTGTTGGATATATCTTTTGGTATGCCACCACTACAAACGGCAACCGTTTTAATTCATCTTTTGTCATTTTTTACGTTTTTGTTTTGTGAGTTTTTTAATTATCCTATTGAGATAGGCATTTTCGTGTTCCAAATCCTTTATTTTTGCCCGCAGAGCCTTGACGGTTTCATTGTACCGTTCCCGCTCGAAAGCCGCAAAGGTCTTTTCAGGGCGGCAGGTGCATTGCGACATATCCCCCGAAAGAACTACCGGCCAACAGTATGGGATAAGCACCTTTTCGCCGTCTTCGGTATATATGTAGTGGCATTTCATTTGGGGCTTTTCTTGTCGAGTTTGATTTTCAGCCGTTGGAAGTTTCGCAGTTCACGAATTGCCCCGTCAATCGCCATCCCCAATTCTTTGGGGTTGGGCATCGGTAGGTCAGCCCCTCGCCGCCACTTTTGGTAGTTGTGCAGATACTTGATGATTTCTTTAACTTTCATAATTCGATGATTTATAGTGCGTTTTTTTTATTTGCGTTTCGTTTTGGCTATGCAGCTGCCCGAATCGGCTTGATGTCCTCCTCAATCAGTCGAGCGCAAAGAGCCTCGCAGAGAACCCGTGCCATATTGACTTCCACGGCGTTACCGATAAATTTCTTTTGGTCTGCCTGTGTCCCGACGAGAACATAATCGGAGGGGAAACCCATAATCCGTTTCAATTCCGGTATGCGGAGCATTCGCATTTTGATGTCGATAATGCCGTACAATGCCATAAATTGTTTGATTTTTACCATTGCGGGGCTGTCGTCCGGTTCGATAACGATAGCCATTTCGCCCTGTTCTGTCTGAATGAGGTAAGGAGGCATTTTGTCCATACGAGCGATAAGCGTGAAACAGGGGCTATCGACTGAACCTCCTGCGGATTGGAATTGCGGGTTCATTAGGTAATGCCGTTTGCAGGTAACGAGTTGGTGCTTGGGATTGGTGGTAACGGTGGGAGCGGGTGTTTCAATGTCGCAGGGTGTCCCATTCCCGTACTGCATATCAACAAATGCGAGCCGGTCTTTCGTCGTCAGTGTGGGAGCGGGTTCGTCTATGCTGCGATTGTATCCGTTGCCATAATGAACCGATATGAACGAGTGGTGGTCTCTTGTGGTTATTGCCCCTGCCGGTTCCTCGACTGATACGCTTTTCCCCTCCGGGCTGCCTCCGTAATACTTGGATAGGAAACTTACCTGTGCCACGCCGAGCCTACTTTGCGTTGCAACAGTCGGACACGGCTCATCAATGCCCGGAGCATGGTATTTACCCGTCCGGCTCATACTGTTCCACTTTACCATGAACGCTTCCTTGCCGCCCGCAACGAACTTTATCAGCCCCGCATATATCCGTTCCAGCGTCGCATCGACGAGCGGTTTTTTACGTCCGAAGATGCTTTCTCCCTCGTCCGAGAAGTCCAACACCTCCCGCACGGGCTTCCAACGGAGCAATCGTCCGAATAGCCCAGCCGTCCCCTCTTTGCTGTGTGTCGGTTCGGGAAATACAATCGGGAGGCTACCTTTGGCGAAGATACCGAAGAACCGGCGGCGGGAGGTGTATGCACCATAATCGGCAGAATTGAGTATGCGGTGTGCAAACCGGTAACCATATCCGCAGACATTTGCCACCCATTGCTGATACAGTCGCCCGGCGTCCTTGCTTATCGGTTTGCCGTTTTCGTCGAGGTCGCCCCAGCTCATAAACTCCTCGACGTTCTCAATCTGAATGTAGTCGGGATTGATAGCCTCGATATAGCGAAACAGGTGTTCGGCCAGCGTCCGGCTGTCGGCATCACGGGGCTGCCCGCCTTTGGCTTTGCTGAAATTCGTACATTCAAGGCTCGCCCATAATACAACGAATGCGTCGGGATAGAGTTTCCGCATTTTGACAATGTGCGCTATCAGCGGGGAGAGTTCCAGCGTCCGAATATCCTCCGTGAAGTGCATAGCGTCGGGGTGGTTGGCGGCGTGTGAGGCTATGGCGTTGGCGTCATGGTTTACGCATCCGATGACCTTTGCACATTGCCGACCTCCGTACCGAGCGTTTTCAACTCCGGTAGAGGTTCCGCCCGCCCCGCAGAATAAGTCGATATAGAGCAGTTTCATGGGCGTCATTTTTTAGGGTTAAAACCGAGTCCGGTCATTTCGTCGAAAACAGCCGCCACAACGTCGTGAACCATTGTACTCAAATGGAGCCGCCAATAGCTCGGCTCAATGAGCGTGAGGGGAAGTGTCGTATCTTTTTTGTAAACTTGTTGCTGCGTATCGAGAACTATTATTCCGACATTCAACATGGTGTCAGATACGCCGATAAACAGGAGTATGGTTTTCGATAGATATTTGCTGTACTGATAAATAGAGCCGTCGAAATCTTCCTCTCGGAGTTTGAAATTGTGGTCTTTGCAGTACTGAATTATATGTTCTTTTGTCGTTGCCATAGTCTATTGTTTTTTTATCCAAATTCCGCTCTGTTTTTTCTCGTATCCTTGTAAGCGCATAACCTCGGCATGTTTGCTCGACAGCAGATGATATACGCCCTTGTAATCCTGCTTTTCATACAACTCAACGAGCGTTTCCCAACTGTCTATAATGGGCTTGTACCAAGGAAAAATTTCACAGATGCGGGGCAGGTCATAAGCCGGTGAAACCTCTGCAAATGTTACGAGGTCATAGCAACGGGAGAAGTCGTCGGCATCGTGAGGTATATCGAATCTTCCAGCCGAACCGGAACCAACACCCATCAATCCGCACCACATTGTTCTCGATGAAATGCCGACATTGTGAGTGCCTATCCATTCAATCATTTTTTGTGTCTTCATATCAGTAGCGGAATTTGGTGAAGTGGATGATTGCCATAGGCTGTGCGAGGTCGTAGTTTTTGAACCAATTCTCCCAATCCTCGAACGATAAGCCGTCGTTCAGAGCAATTTCGTTTTTTCGCTGATACACAATTCCGATACGAGGCAGCCCGAGTTTGCCGTTCACAAATTCCAGCCGTTGGATTCCCACACCGTCATCCTTTGTCAGCCGGGCAATTTCAACCTGTTTACTGTGGTAAGGTTTACCCGTCCATTGTCGAATTGATAGGCAAGCCTCACCCCGTTCAATCTCGGCGATACGTTTGGCCCAAAGCGGGTAATTCGCCCGAATTGTGTGGATTTTGCGGTCGAAGATTTGAGTTGATATGTCTTCTTCATCATCTACAACAAGCGTTGCTTCGGTGTCATACAACGCATTTGCGAGCGCTTCGTGAAAAAATGTCAGGTCGCCAGCCCTGTTATGGCCGGTCGGGAACCGCTTTGAGAGTGTGATTACATACGTTTTCATACTGTTATTGAGGTTAAATGAATAATCCGAGTTCTTTTTTCAATCGCTTGTCGGCGATTTCTATGTATTCGGGATTCAACTCGAACCCGATGTATTTGCGGTTGAATTTTCGGGCGACTATGCCCGTCGTTCCGGAACCCATAGATGGATCGAGGACGATTCCATTTTCAGGGCATCCGGCCAAAATACAGTCAGCCACCAATTTTTCGGGGAACGTCGCAAAATGCGCTTCTTGCAGGGGTTGTGTCGGGACTGTCCATACGTCTCTTTTGTTCCGAAATTCCCTGTCGATATATGCGTTGCCGCTTTTTGTCCGGTAAAACTTTTCAGGGGTCGCCGTGTATTTGTTTCCTCCGTATCGAGGTGCATTTGTCGGGATTGCGCCGCTTGTTACGGCCTTTTCATGGATAGCCTCACAGTCGAAGTAATATTTCGGGGATTTGCTGAGCAAGAAGATATATTCATGGGATTTCGTACACCGGTCTTTCATACTTTCCGGCATGGGGTTAGGCTTTGCCCAAATAATATCCTGCCGCAGAAACCAGCCGTCCGCCCGTAACGCAAAGGCCAGCATCCAAGGTATGCCAATGAGGTCTTTGCTCTTGTAGCCGTCGAATTTCTTGACTATGGCTGACTGTCCAACAGTCCCTCGATTTGTCCCCTGCTTGTATTTCATGGCATTGTCGGGATAGTTTGCTGCCCCTTTTCCGCTGCCAGCATAGCAATCCCCGATATTTATCCATAATGTTCCCGCAGGTGCTAATACCCGCCTTACCTCGTGGAATATGCCGACCAATTTCTGTATGTATTGTTCGGGGGTATCTTCCAGCCCTATTTGCCCGTTTACGCCATAATCTCGCAGGTTGAAATACGGCGGGGAGGTAACACAACAATCTATGCTATCGTCGGGCAGATTGCGTAACCCCGTAAGGCAGTCAATGTTATATATTATATTCGCTTCCATATTGTTAGAATGGGCAATCGTCGTCCGGCATATCGTCGTCTTGGAAGTCAAATACGCTGCTGCGGTATGCCTCCTCCAACAGCTCTTGTTGGTGTTGTTGCAGGTGGTTGGTATTGTCCCATGCAATAGCGTCGAAACTTGCGCCGTCGAACGGTGTGTACCGCCCGTTGTTGATGTTGTACTTGAATAGGCAAGTCCCGCACTCTCCGAGGTGTCGGAACTTGACTTTCTGAACGTGAACTTCGACCGTATTTTCAAGGCGGTTCCGGTGAACCACTATACCGAAATCTGCTTTGTTGTAGAAGTTGGCCGAGCCGCTGATGTCATACAGCGTCGGTGCTTCAATTACTCCGTCCTTGTTCTTCGGCTGCTTGGTCGGGTGCGCCATCAGAATTATGAGGATGTCATTGATTTGAGCGAAATTTGTCAGCTTGTCGAGGAGTTCGCTGATGTACTGCGTTTCGTTCCGGTTCCCCTGTTGGCTCTCCAATCGGTTGTACGGGTCGATTACGAGGGCTTTAATGCCCCGCCGCCGGACGAGAAATTTGGCTTTTTCGAGGATTGTATCTACTCGAAAATTATCCGCTGGGCTGATGAAATAGAAGTTATCTTCGAGGTGTTCTTTTACCAGCCGATATTCCCCGAATTTAAGCGTTTCCTTGCTGAACTTCTTGCCGGTAAACTTCTCTATCAACTTGGAGGCGTGATAGGCGAGCGGGGCGTTTTCGGGGCTGAAATATGCGAATCTCCACCCGTACCGCATATTGAGCCGTTCGGCAATTTCGTCGATGAACTCCGATTTACCGCTGCCCGGAATACCTGTTACGATGCAGAGGCGTTTGGTCTCGAATGAACACAACCGGTCGAAATTGTCGTGCCCGATTGTTACGCCCTTTTGCAAGCCGTGTTCAAAAATGGCGTCCAGCGATTGCTCAAAGTCCGAAACCGTAAAAATACCCTCTACCTTTACCTCCGGCGCATCGTCGAGGCATTTCAGCAGGCTATCCCGTCCGAACTTCATCAAATGCTCGTTGGCGT